CCCCGCCACATGGGGCACGCTGGAAGCGGCACAGGCCGCAGTCTCCCGCTTTGGTCTGCGCGGCGTCGGGGTGCTTTTGGGCGATGGGCTGTGCGGCATCGACATCGACCATTGCCGGGACCCGGACACCGGTGTCCTCTCGGACATGGCCCGGGAGATCATCGACGGGATGCAGACCTACGCCGAGGAAAGCCCCAGCGGCACCGGTGTGCACCTGCTGTTCACCGGCCAAAAGCCGGCCGGTGCCTGCCGCAAAAGCAGCATCGGGCTGGAAATGTACGATGGCGGGCGGTACTTCACCGTCACCGGCAAAGCGCTGAACGATCTTGCCATCGAAGAACGCACCGCCCAGTGCGCCGCCGTGCACGCAAAGTATCTGGCAAAGCCGGAAGCGCCCCGGGTGCCTGCGCCTGCCGTCGTGTGGCAGAAGGTGGACCGCTCCGACGAAGAGCTGCTGCGCACCGCCTGCGCTGCCCGGGACGGTGAGCGCTTTGCTGCCCTGTATGCCGGAAACTGGCAGGCCTACTACAACAGCCACAGCGAAGCCGACCTCAGCTTCTGCAACCTGCTGGCCTTCTGGTTGGGTGCCGATGTGGAGCGCATGGATCATGTGTTCCGCACTTCCGGCCTCATGCGCCCCAAGTGGGATGAACGGCGCGGTGCCAAGACCTATGGCCGCTGGACGCTGGAACGGGCCGTCAGTGACTGTCAGGAGGTGTACACTCCCTCGCCGGAGCCGGACAAAACGCCCTTTGCCGATCAGGACGAAGCCCTCCGCGCCCTGAACGTCAAGTACGGTGCGCAGTCGCCCGCCGCCGCACCCGCCCCCGGCGTCAGGACCTACTCGCTGGACGACACCGGCAACGCCCGCCGCTTCCGCGACCGGTACGCCGACCGGGTGCGGTACAACCCCACCGACAAATGCTGGATGGTGTGGGACGGCGCCCGCTGGAAGCGGGACGACCTTGCCACCATCAAGGGCCTTGCAGATGAGATGCTGGACCAGATGGACAAGGCCTGCTTCGGCATCCGGGATATCAACACCGCCGGGGCACTGCGCCGCCATGTGCAGAAGAGCCGTTCCAGCCGCAGCAAGGAAGCCTTCCTGAAAGAAGCCCAGCACCTGCCCGGCATCCCCATGCTGCCGGAGCAGTTCGACAAAAACAAAGGCCTGCTGAACCTGCGCAACGGCATCCTGAACCTTGCCCGCCGGGAGCTTGTGCCCCACGACCGGGCCCGCTACATCACCCGCATGGCGCAGGTGGATTACGACCCGGCCGCCAAAGCCCCCGTGTGGGAGGCCTTCATCCAGTCCGTCACCGGCGGGGACGCCCAGCTGGCGGAGTACCTGCAGGTGATGGTGGGCTACTGCCTGTGCGGCTCCACCCGGGAGCAGTGCATGTTTTTCCTGTACGGCGACGGCGCCAACGGCAAAAGTACCTTCCTCGAAACGCTGGCAAAAATGCTGGGCGACTACTGCATGAACGCCCAGGCCGATACCATCGCCAGTACCCGCAGCCGCTCCTCCGGCGCGGCACGCAGCGATGTGGCCCGCCTGAAAGGTGCCCGCTTCGTCACACTGGAAGAGGGCGATCAGGGCGCAACGCTGGACGAAGGCCTTGTGAAGCAGATGACCGGCGGCAACACCATCACCGCCCGCTTCCAGTATGGCAAGGAATTTGAGTTCCGGCCGGAGTTCAAACTGGTGGAAGCCACCAACCACCTGCCCAAGATCCACGGCACCGATGTAGGCATCTGGCGGCGCATCCGGCTGGTGCCCTTCACCCAGAGCATCCCGGAAGAAAAGCAGGACATCCTGCTGCCCCAGAAGCTGGAAGCTGAGCTGCCCGGCATCCTCAACTGGGCGCTGGACGGCCTGCAAAAATGGCTGGCCAACAGTCAGGGCGGCAGACGGCACGGCCTGCCCGCCTGTGCCGCCGTGGACAGCGCCGTGAATGCCTACAAGCAGGATCAGGACCGCATCGCGGCCTTCCTGGCCGACTGCACCGAGCCCGCCGAGGGCAGCACCGTGCAGGCCAGCGTGCTGTTCCGCACCTACCTGAACTGGTGCAGCGAGAACAACGAAAAATGGCGCATGGCCAACAAGCAGTTCGGCATGGAGGTGAAGAAGCACTACGAGATCCGCAAGGGCATGTACTACAACGAATATGTAGACATGGCCCTCTCGGACGAAGGAATGCGCTGTATGGCGCTTGGCCGCGGCACCGAGCCATCTGTTGCACCAGCCAGAAGCCGTCCTCTCTATGAACAGACCCGCCTGAAAAACTGAGCGTATGGAGGGTATGGAAGCAGGAAGGGCGTTTCCCAGACTTTTTACTGTATATTTTTTGTTACATCTAGGGAGTTTTCAGAAATAGCTTCCTATCCTCCATACCCTCCATAGAAAGGAGCAATCAATTTGACCTACGAAGAGAAAAAGGCATGGCTCTGGCGGTACCGGACAGCCAAGCGGTTCGAGCTGCTCAAACTGGACGAGCTGGCCACGCTGCAGACCGACGCCACCCACACCACCCAGCGCTTTTCTCCTGTGCCGGGCGGCAGCGGCGACGGACAGGCTCTGCCCCGCAGCGTGGAGCGCATCGACGAGGCCCGTCGGGCCGCTGAGGCGCAGTCTGCCGTGTGCGACGCCATCCGGGCCGAGATCATGGAGGTGTTCAGCCAGCTGGACGATGAGGTGGATTTCATGATCCTGTTCCGGCGGTACATCCTGCTGGAGGACTGGCCGGACATCGCGATCAACATCCGCAGTTCCCGCAGCCAGATGTTCCAGCGCCACAGCGCGGCCATAAAAAGACTGGATATCAAAAGTCAGGACTGAACCGGAGCGAACCGGACTTGATAATACTGTCAACCCCTGCTAAAATTTAAAATGCCAGAGCCCGCAGGAAAGACTTACTCCCTTCATCCCTGCGGGCTTTGTTCTGCCCGGCTGACACAGAGGATCACCTTTCCCGACCAACAGCCTGAATGTACCAGCCGGGCGTTTTTTTGAATATTCCGCCGTTCGGATCTTCCGGGCGGCTTTTTGATTTTACGGCAAGAGAGGTGGTGACGTGGCCAACGAAGAAAATCTCATCCCGTTCAACGAACGAACTGAGAGCGAACAGAGACAGATCGCCCAGAAGGGCGGCATTGCTTCCGGTGCGGCCCGCCGCCGCAAGCGCAGCATGAAAGAAGCCGCCGACTACTATCTCAGCCTGCCGGAGACCGACCTCCGCCGGGTGAATGCCCTGCTGCGGGATGAGGTGGACAATGAGGATATCGACAATCAGATGTCGGTGGTCATGGGCATTACTGAAGCCGCCAAGCGCGGTGATGCCCGTGCCGCCGGGGTGCTGCTGAAGATGCTGGGCGAGGAGACCGTGCAGGAGGACCCGGCAGCGGATGCACTGGAAGCTGCCCGCAAGCTGCTGGGAGGTGTGGACAGTGCCATTGACTGAGTTTCAGCAGGAGTTCCTTCGCAATTGCTCCCACCGCTGGAACGTCAAGACTGGGGCCACCCGCTCCGGCAAGACCTATCTGGACTGCGCTGTTACCATCCCCAAGCGCATCTGCGCGGCCCGGGACGAGGGCCTTTGCGTCATGCTGGGCAACACCCTCGGCACGCTGGAGCGCAACGTGCTGGAGCCCATGCGGGCCCTCTGGGGTCCGGAGCTTGTGGGCGTGGTGCGCACCTCGGCGTCCGGTAACATCGTGCAGCTGTTCGGCCGCAAGGTGTGCGTGCTGGGTGCCGACAACAAAAAGCACATTGCCCGCATTCAGGGCGCGGCCTTCGAGTACGCCTATGGGGACGAGATCACCACATGGGACGAAGGTGTATTTCAGATGCTGAAAAGCCGTCTGTCCTGTCCGCACAGCCATTTTGACGGCACCTGCAACCCGGATAACCCACAGCACTGGTTCAAGCAGTTTCTGGACAGCGACGCGGACATCTACTGTCAGGCCTACACCATCGACGACAACCCCACTCTGCCGCCGGAGTTCGTGGCACAGCTGAAAAAGGAGTACGCGGGCACGGTCTACTATAACCGCTTTATCCTCGGCCAGTGGGCTGCAGCGGGCGGTATCATCTACCGGCCCTTTGCGGACAGCATTGCCGCCGGGGATGGGCGTTTCCTCTGGCCTGCGGACAAGCCCTGCCGCCCGTGGCGCATCCACATCGGGGTGGACTTCGGCGGCAACGGCTCTCGGCACGCATTCGTGGCCACCGGCATCCTGCCCTACTACGCGGGGGTTGTGGGGCTGGCATCCGCCCGCATCGACCCGAAGAATCAGGATGCAGACTTCCTCGCCGCGCAGCTGATCGATTTCTGCACCGCCGTGTTCGCACGGTACGGCGAGATCCACTATCTTTTCTGCGACAGCGCCGAACAGACGCTGATCAACCACATCCGCACCCGGCTGCGGGCCTGCCCGCTTTCCTGGCTGGCCGACCGGGTCAACAACTCCGCCAAGATCCAGATCATCGACCGAATCCGCCTGACGTCCATCCTGATGGGCGGCGGGCGCTTTTGGTATATGCCGGAAGCTGCCACCCTGCGGGACGCCCTTGCCAGCGCCCTGTGGAGCCAGAAGCACCCCGGCGTGGATGAACGTCTGGACGATGGAACCACCGACATTGATACTTTGGATGCGTTCGAGTATACCATCGAGCGCGATTACAGGAGACTAACTGCAAGATGAACGTTGCCGCTTTTATCGATTACCTGAACAAAACAAAGCATCTTCACCTCGATGCGGACTACTACGGCAATATCGAAGTCTGGCGGCAGTGGTGGAAGGGCGACGTGCCCGACATCCACGACCAGAAAGAGGATGCCCCGGACGGCAGCGTCATTTCCCGGCGTTTGGCTTCCCTGCGGATGCCGAAGCACGTCTGCGAGGACTGGGCAAACCTGCTGCTCAACGACAAGACCACTCTCCAGATCGGCGATGCATCCACCTCTGCCTATTTGCTGGGCAGCGATGAACAGCAGACCGGGGGCCTTTTGCGGCAGCTTCATTTCTGGGAGAACGCAAACCGGCTGGTGGAGCAGGCCTACTGGTCGGGCACCGGCGCTTTTGTGATGAGCGTGGAGAACCTGACGGTGGATGCCTCCGGCAACGCTCTGCCTTCGCCGCAGGGGAGCATCCGGCTGGACTACGACCCCGCCTGCTGCATCCTGCCCATCAGCGTGGAGCGCGGCGTTGTGACCGAAGCGGCCTTTGTGTCCGAGTGCATGATGGGCGGAAAGCCTGCCGTCTACCTGCAGACCCACACGGTCAGGAACGGAAAGCGCACCATCACCAACGAATGGTTTGAGGTGACGGACGATGTTTCCGGCACACCGAAGTTCTCCAAGCTCACCGAGGACAAGACCCTGCCGGGCACGGTGAAAAGCATCACGGTCACCGGCGCACCGGCATGGTTCAGCCTGTTCAGCCCGGCTGCTGTCAAGAACCTTGACGGCGGCATGGGGCTGGGCATGAGCATCTTTTCCGAAGCGCTGGACGCGGCACAGATGGTGGACTACGCCTTCGACAACTATCGGCAGGACATCCGCCTCGGCGGCAAGAAGATCTTCTATGACCGCTCCCTGTGCAAAAAATGGGTGGACAAGGAAGGCAAGGAACACGCCGTGCCGCCGGATGCCGTCCACCGCCAGATCTTCTACGAACTGCCTGCGCCGGAGGGCAGCATCGACCAGCCTGCTGCATGGCGGGAGTACAACCCCGACCTGCGCACCGCTTCCAACCATCAGGCGGTGCAGGACGCGCTGGACATGATGAGCTTTAAGTGCAAACTGGGCTGCCACCGCTATAAGTTCGATCAGGGCACCGTGACCACCGCCACCGAGTACACCGGCAGCCGTCAGGATCTGGTGCAGAACGCCAACAAGAACCAGATCCCCATCGAGACGGCATTGATCGGCATCCTGCGTGCCATGCTGTGGGCGGCGAAGAACCTGCTGGGTGCGCCGGTAGACCCGGAGACCAGCATCTCGGTCAACTGGGACGACAGCTACATCGTCAGTGAGGCCGAGCGCACCAGCCAGCTGCGGGAGGACGCTCTGGCAGGCCTCGTGCCCCGCTGCCGGTACCTCTCCGCCCGGTACAGCCTGAGCGAGGAGGAAGCCCACCAGTGGACAGCAGAAGCCAAGGCAGACAGCCACACTGACGAAGCCCTCACCTTCGGGGGTGCCTGATGCTGCCGCCGTCTTACCTCGACCAGATGCCGGATGCCTTTGTGCAGCTCTGGCAGCAGGTCGAGGACGAGATCTTACAGGACGTTGCCCGGCGCATCGGCAAGATGGACGCCGTGACCCCCACCGCAAACTGGCAACTGTGGCGCTACCAGCAGACCGAGGCGCTGCGCAACGACGTGGTGAAGCTGCTGGCAAAGTACACCGGCAAGAGCGAAACGGCCATCCGCAAGCTGCTTTTGCAGGCTGCCACCGAAGCCATGGAGCGTGAAGATGCGATCTATTACCACTACGACATGGAGCCGACGCCCTTTGAAGAGAGCGCCGCCCTGAACAACCTGCTGGATGCCGGCGCGCGGCAGACCTGCGGCACATGGCAGAATCTGACCGCCACCACGGCAAACACCGTCACAGGGGCCTTTGAGCGCACGCTGGACGCCGCATGGCTCAAAGTGAGCACAGGTGCCTTCGACTACAAAACCGCCGTCAAACAGGCTGTGGACAGCCTTGCAGACGAGATGCCCATGGTCACCTATCCCAGCGGCCACAAGGACAGCATCGAGGTGGCCGCCCGCCGTGCCGTGCTCACCGGTGTGAACCAGACGACTGGCAAGCTGCAGGTGGCCCGCATGGACGAAATGGGCTGCGAATTTGTGGAAACGACCGCCCATGGCGGCGCGCGTCCTTCTCATGCAGAGTGGCAGGGACGGCGCTTTCACCGGGGCGGCGCGGTGGACTACAAGGGCAGGCACTACCCGGATTTTGAAGCTGCCACCGGCTATGGTACCGGCGCAGGCCTTTGCGGCTGGAACTGCCGACACCAGTTCTTTGCCTGCTTCCCGGAGCTGGGCGACCCGCCCCAATGGACGCAGGAGCAGCTGCGGGAGCTGAACGCCCGGGACATCGAGTGGAACGGCAAAAAGTACACCGCCTACGAGATCTCCCAGATGCAGCGTGCCCGGGAGCGGAACGTCCGCCGCTGGAAAAAGCGGTATCTGGCCGAGGACGCCGCCGGGCTAGACCCCACCGACGCCGCTGTTCGCCTGAAAGCGGCCCGCCAGAGCCTTGCAGAGTTTGCACAGGCCACCGGTGGCCGTGTGGACAGCGCCCGTGTCAGCGTGCCGAAGTTCGGCAGGAGCGAAGCCAGCAGGGCAAGCGCACAGGCGCGAAAGGCAGAGCTTCCGGAGGCTAAAAGTACACGAGGAAGCGGCGGCGCATCTGGACAGAATGGAAAAACCGTGCGTAAAGTTTTGGGAAAGGTCGATACGACCAACACGAAACAGGTTGACGCGCTTAAAAATTCGTTCTGTTCTGGCTATGCAAAATCTGACGTTGAGCATATGATGGTCATTACAAAAGATGGCGAAGTCCATTATATGACCGACAACAATCCCAGAGGGGTTGACTGTTCGTATCTGGGTGGTAAACTGAAAGGCAGTTATAACATTCACACCCATCCACCGAAAACCACGCAATATTCTTTTAGCACAGACGCAGATATCCCCGGCGCATTCGCTGACGGTACTGCTGTCATGGAAGCGGTTGACTACAAATACCGCTATCGCTTTGTTGTACCTGAAAATATCACGTTTGAGCAGTGGGAAGCCGTGTGTGAGGAAGTTCGTGAGGAGCGAAATGCCGTAATGGAAAGCAGAGGGTATGGCTTCGATGATTATGAAGAAAATATCCAGCATGTCATTATTGACGAAACATGCCGCAGACTTGGCTTGAAGTGTTATCACAGGGAGAAGCGAACATGATTTATACTCTGGAACAGATTGACCAGCTCACAAAGGAAAGCGTCCGGCGTGAAAATGCGCTAATAGCTGAATATCGGCGCACACATACAGTCCCCGGCAGAGGGGTTATTTCTACTCCCGAAATTGATGCCGAGCGTGCAGAGCAAAAGCGTCTGTATGGGGAATACCTCAAAGCTCTTGCCAATAAGGATTAACCACCATCCACCCGGACGGTGGTTTTCTTTTGCCAATTTTTCAGGAGGTACACTATGGTTACTACAGTTCTTATCACTCTGATGATCCTCGCGCTGCTTGAGATCGTTCTGCTGAACGGTGCCCGGCTGTTCTTCATGATTGCATCCGCCGTGCAGCAGGCGCAGGACGACAAATACACGCCGCACCCGCACCCCAAAAAGTAAGCTTTCATTCATGGAAATGCCCTATTTTAACCACTGTATGCTATCAAAAAGGCACAACAGTGGTTTTTTCATGCCGTTTTAGCTCATATTGGCAGAGCGGCTGCCTCGTAAGCAGCAGGCCGCTGGTTCGATTCCAGCAAGCGGCACCATGCGGCGGGCGGCGCGTACCCCGCCCAAGACCGGATAACTGACAGAGAACAGTGTAAAAAACTGAGGTCTCACACACGAAAGGAGTTTCCACCATGAAGCGTGAAGACGTGAAGAACAAGATCCCCGGCATCACCGATGAACAGCTGAACTGGATCATGCAGGAGAACGGCGCAGACATCAACCGGGAGAAGTCTGCAGCCACCGCCCTGCAGACCCAGCTGGACAACGCAAACGCCCAGCTCAAGACCGCACAGGACGGCCTGAAAGCCTTTGACGGCGTGGACGTGGCAGGCCTGCAGGAGCAGGTCACCAAGCTGAAGGCCGACATGAAGGCGCAGGCCGAGGGCTTTGCCTTTGATAACGCGCTGGACGCCGCCATCCTGGGCAAGAAGGGCCGTAGCGTCAAGGCAGTGCGGGCTTTGCTGGATCTGGATGCCCTGAAAGGCTCTGCCGACCGCAGTACCGACATTGCCAAGGCGCTGGACGAAGCCGCCAAGGCGAACCCGTGGGCGTTCGGCGAGGACGGCGCAGCCGGTGTGGCTGTGGTCTCCACCGGTGCCGAGCACGGTGCCCCTCCCGCCAACGAGAGCGATGGTGTGGAAGCCGCTTTCAAATCCCTGAACCCTGAACTGAACCTGTAACAACGAAAGGAGATCCCTATGGCACATGCAAGTCAGGAGCGTTACTCCGCTCTGGTAGATGCAAAGCTGCGTGCGACTCTGGTCACCCGCGACAATGCGATCTTCAACAACCGCTACGAGGGCAGCCCCAAGGCCGGCAAGGTGAAAATCCCTGTCCGCGACACCGAGGTTGCCGTCAAGGCCTACGACAAGGCAAACGGCGTGGCAGCCGATGCCGGCACCACCACCTATCTGGATCTGGACATCGACAACGACGAGGCCGTGAACGAGATCATCGACGGCTTTGACGCTGCTTCCGTGCCCGACGGCATCACCGCCGAGCGTCTGGACAGTGCGGGCTACTCCATGGCGCTGTCCATCGACAAGAAGTCCATCGCCGCGCTGGAAGCCTGCGGCACCCTGTCTTCCGGCGGCGCGACCGTTTCCGCCACCAAGACCGCCTGCACCACTTCCACCGCCTACAAGGAAGCTCTGGCCGCCAAGCGCGCCCTGAGCCGCAAGGGCGTGCCCCAGACCGGCCGCTGGATGATCGTCAGCCCGGAGTATCTGGAACTGCTGATGCAGGATGACCGCTTCATCAAGCAGGGTGACCTGTCTCAGCAGCTGGTTCAGACCGGTGCGGTGGGCCAGATCGCGGGCTTTGCGGTGTACGAATCCAACAACATGGATTACGAATCCACCACCCGCGTGGCCAGCAAGAAAACCACCACCGAGTTCATCTGCGGCCACCCCAACTGGTGCCACCGCGTCATGGAGTGGCAGACCCCGGTGCACCTGCAGGATCTGGGCGGCTCCGGCAAGTACATCGGCGCATCCGCTGTGCAGGGCCGCAAGGTGTACGGCATCAAGGTGTCCAAGCCCCAGACCCTGTACATCAAGCGCATCGAGGCGTAAGGCCATGCTCTACTGCACCTATGACCAGTATGCGGCTGCAGGCGGTACAGTGCCGGAAGCGGCCTTCGGTGTGCTGTGCAGCCGTGCTTCCCGCATGATCGATGCCGCCACCTTTGGCCGGGCAGAGAGCCACGCCGCTGGGTGCGAGGCCTGCCGGGCAGCGCTGGCAGATGCCTGCGCCCAGATCGTCGGCCTGCTGGCCGCTGCGTCTGCGGCGGGCGCTGTGCCGGGTGCTGCCAGCGTCTCAAACGACGGCTACAGCGTCACCTTTGGCAGCAATGCCAGTGTGACCGCCGCCGCCCGGCAGGAAGCCTATGAGATCATCCGCACCGCGCTGGGCAGTGACCCGCACGGCCTGCTGTACAGGGGGATTTTGTGATGCAGACAGCCGTTACTGTGGTGAACCTCATCCACGACACTGCCACCGAGACGGACAGGCCGGTGTGCTGGGTGTTCTCCGGGTGCAGCTGGCGGGAATGCCGCTCCGCCTCCGGCTCCGGCTCCGGCACTGCCAAGGACCCGGAGCGCACCACCCACATCCGCATCCCGGCCAGCGTGTGCACCATGGGCTACCTGCCCTATGCCCAGTGGGCGGCGCTGTCTGCAGCGGAAAAGACCAAGCACTGGACCCTGAAACGCGGCTGGAAGCTGGTGCAGGGCGCGGTGCCTGCCTTGACCGTCGAAGAGTATGCCAAACTCGAAAAAACGCACCTGTGCTGCACGGCAGCGGCTGTCTCGGACGACCGGGAGCCGCTGCTGCCCCACTGGCACGTGGAAGGGAGCTGATCGTATGAGCGCACCGGTTTTTGATTTCAAGATCACCTTCCGGCCCGGCTTTCAGGCCGACATGGATGCGCGGTTCGCAAAGCTGCAGTTTGCCTTTTCTCAGAAAGTGGCTGCAACGGTAGACCCCTATGTGCCCTTTGACACCGGCACGCTGAAGAACAGCGTGAATCAGGCATCCGACTTCAAGGAAGGTCTGCTGGTGTACAATACGCCCTACGCCCGCAGGCAGTATTATCTGCATGAACAGGGCAAGGGTCTACATGGTGAGAACGGCCTGCGCGGCTCCTACTGGGGCCAGCGGGCCATTGCCGACCACAAGGACGAGATGGAAAAGTTCGCCCATGATGCCGCAAAGCAGTTTCTGGGAGGGAGCAAATGAGCGAAACCGTAAAGCCCACCATTGCCGCCCTGCGGGCATGGCTCAAGACCTGCCCGCTGATCGCCGACGAGCAGGAAGCCACCGGTGCAGCATTCCGCATTGCCGGGCTGGAAGAAGAATCCACTGCCTTTTCCATCGAGGATAGCCCCGGTGATCCCATCATCACCGAGTACATCTCCGGCTGGGAAATGGCGAAGAATTACCTCTTTCTCAGCCGCCGGGAGTACAGCGAGGTGGATGCCGTCAGCATCCAGAACAGCGGCTTTTTCGAGCAGCTCACCGAGTGGGTCATGCAGCAGGATGCCCGCCATAACCTGCCCGACCTCTCGGCCTGTGGCGGGAATAAAA